GGTGATATGGCGATTGATGGAATTCAAATTGTAGAATCATGAGAGTAAAATATATTTGCGAAACACACGGCTATGTAGTATATAATTCCTCAAGCGGTGAATTTATAGCTACATCCTCTATTTTAGACCCACAACTTTCTTCTGATGACCCTGAAGTGGGTGATTTTGAATTTGGTACTTGGGATACTGGAAGTCTTCGTTATACACCAGACTAAAATAATTTGGGTTTCTTAAAATTACTACATACGTATATGTAAACAAAAAAATTAAAAGTTATGGCTATTAAAGAATCTAACACTATTAAACTTACAACCGAAGAAATAACTAAGCTTAATGAGCTTCGTGTTAAAACAAGTGAACTTACTTTTCAAAGAGGACAATTAGGAATTGCAGAAGATAATATTAAGAGACAACTTAATCAGTTAGCAGAACAATTTAATGAAATGTACCAAGAAGAAAGTAAAATTTCTTCAACTTTCTTTGAAAAATATGGTAAGGGTTCAATTGATCTAGAAAAAGGGACTATTACTACTGAGGAATAATTTCTTATAGGGTTTGGTATTTTTTAGATATTTATTATCGGCTTCCCCTTTGTCTATGTTTTGACAAAAGAATCCATATTTATATACAACACAAATAACTAAAAGATAATGGCCGAACAAATAGTATCACCAGGGGTATTTCAAAGAGAAACCGACCAGTCATTTATAACACCTGCTCCAGTAGAAGTAGGTGCCGCAATCATAGGACCAACAGTTAAGGGACCTATTGAATTTCCTACTGTAGTAACTTCATTTGCTGACTATAAAAATAAATTTGGAACAACTTTTATATCTGGGTCTTCTAATTTAGAATTTTTTACTTCTATAGCAGCCCAAAAATATTTTGCTAATGGGGGTAACAGCTTATTAGTTACTCGAGTAGTTTCAGGTTCAGGAGATTCTTGGGATTCCGCAACCAGTAGTGACATAAGTGCTAATCAAGGAGCATCTTCTGGTTTCGCAAAGGGTAAAATAACATTATTAAATGAATTTGCCCCAGAAACAGAATTTCAAATAACAGTAGGTAGTACTGAATTTAGGTTTATTGCAGGAGACAATACAGATGGATTACCCGCAGATAATAACCCCGTATTTTACTTTGCTAGTGGTTCTAGTTTATCAGCTACAGTTACTAATTTAGTAGCTAAAATTGATGGAGCTTCCATAGGAGTAGATTCTACTGCTAATAGCGCTGAAATCCAACTTACAGCATCAATTGCAGGTACTGCAGGTAATTTAATTACAGTTGACACTGGATCAGGATCAACCTTTTCTGATGTATTAACTCTTGCCGGGGGTACTGATGGTACTGGTACAAAAGCATTTACCCTAAAAACAATAGGTGAAGGAACTATTCTTAATAACTCTATATCAACTACTGATGATGGTGCACAATATAGTGATGGGTCATTACAATCTGGTTCTAAAGATAATTTAAGATATGAAGTTACGGGTGTTAACACCGCTAATGGTACTTTTAATCTTTCTATTAGAAGAGGAGACGATAATACAAATAATAAAATAATATTAGAAACGTTTGTTGGGTGTAGTTTAGATCCTAAATCAGATAATTATATAGCTAAAATAGTAGGAGACCAATATCCTAGCCCAGTTACAGAAGAAGGACAAACCTTTATTAGAATTAACGGAGAATACCAAAATAGATCTAAATTTATATATGTTTCTTCAGTAGAATTACCTACTCCTGATTATTTAAGAATAGATGGTGAAATAGGAACAGATTCAAATAATGTCAGTTATGAAAGTAGTTTACCCTCAGCCCAAAGTGGATCATTCCATAGTGCTACAGGTACTAATATCCCCACATACTCTGATGGGTTAAAAACTTTTGATGGAATTACAGGTACTAATTCACAAGGACTTGTAGGAACTGATTACACAACTGCTCTTAATATTCTTAAAAACACAGATGAATATAGATTTGCTACTATTACAATCCCCGGAATGTATAATGAGGGAGCCTCTCAGGCAACTGCAGTAGCATCTGCTATAGAATTATGTGAAGGAAGAGGAGATGCATTTTTAATAGCAGACCTTGTAAAATATGGTGCTACTTTATCCACAGTAACAACGGAAGCAGCCGAATTAAATACTAATTTTGCTGGTAGCTACTGGCCTTGGGTGTCAGTACCATCAACTGAATTAGGTAGAAATGTATGGTGTCCTGTTTCAACAGTAATGCAAGGAGTATATGCCGCTAATGATAGAGTAGCTGCCCCATGGTTTGCACCTGCTGGTTTAAATAGAGGTGGGTTACCTATAGTTAGAACTGAGTATAAGTTAACACAAGCATTAAGAGATAAACTTTATGATAATAAAGTAAATCCAATTGCAACCTTCCCAAGAGTAGGTCCAGTTGCTTATGGTCAGAAAACACTCCAGAAAAAAGCAAGCGCATTAGATCGTATTAACGTAAGAAGATTATTAATCTCTTTAAAGAACTTTATTGGAGACACTTCTAAGAATTTAGTATTTGAACAAAATACAACAATTACTAGAAATAAATTTTTAAATGCTGTTAATCCATTCTTAGAATCAGTTCAACAAAGACAAGGATTATTTGCCTTTAGAGTAGTAATGGATGAATCAAACAATACAGCCGAAGCTATTGATAGAAACCAATTAGTAGGCCAGATATTTATCCAACCTACTAAAACTGCCGAATTCATAATCCTAGATTACACAATTCAGCCAACAGGAGCAACATTTAACGACTAAAAACTTAGGTTTAACATATTTATAACAAAACAACAAGACAATGGCAATATTAAGTTCAGCAGATATGTTCTATACAGCTTACGAACCCAAGCTGCAAAATAGATTTATATTTTATATAGATGGTATTCCTGCTTATCTCATTAAGTCCGCAGATAAGCCTAAATACACAGCAGAAGAAGTGGTTCTTGACCACATTAACGTGAAAAGAAAAGTTAAAGGTAAATCCGATTGGAGTACCATTAGCTGTACATTATACGATCCAGTAACCCCATCAGGTGCACAAGCAGTAATGGAATGGGTCCGTTTACACCACGAATCCGTAACAGGTAGAGATGGTTACTCTGACTTCTACAAAAAAGATGTTAGATTTAATACATTAGGCCCTGTTGGTGACGTTGTTGAAGAATGGATTTGTAAAGGTGCTTATGTTACTAATGCTGAATTTGGATCAGGTGACTGGACTTCATCTACCCCAATGGAAATTAGCTTAACCATTGCCATGGATTATGCAATCTTAAACTACTAAGATTCTTAACATAAATAAATTAAGAGGTGCGCAAGCACCTCTTTTTTTTACATATGTATATGCAAACATATAAAGTTGTAACAAATGGAAAACCAATCAATGTTCCCTACTGAGGAAGTTACTTTACCCTCTAAAGGTTTAATTTACCCCTCAGAAAACCCTTTATCAAAGGGTACCCTTGAAATGAAATATATGACTGCAAAGGAAGAAGATATTCTAACTAATAATAGTTATATTAAAAATGGCACAGTAATTGATAAATTACTTCAATCCCTTATAATCACACCAATTGATTATAATGATTTAGTTGTAGGTGATAAAAATGCAATTATGATTGCTGCTCGTGTATTAGGATATGGTAAAGATTATTCATTTACGTTAGATGAAGAAGAACAGACTGTTGATTTGACAGAAGTAAATGATAAAGAATTACAAGAAGAGCATTTATTAGAAAAAGGTAAAAATGAATTTAGTTTTATGCTACCCACTATTCAAAAAAATATTACTTTTAAGATATTAACTCATGGAGATGAAAAGAAAGTTGACGCTGAGGTAAAAGGTCTTAAAAAAATCGATAAAAAATCCTCAGCTGAATATTCAACTCGTCTAAAACACATGATATTATCTGTTGAAGGCGATTACGAGCGCAAAACAGTACGTCAATTTGTTGATAATCAATTATTAGCTAGAGACTCAAGAGCACTAAGGGAATACATCAAAGAAATACAGCCTGATGTTGACTTGACTTTTGATCTGGAAAATGCCGCTGGAGACGTGAAAGGCGTTCGGATCCCAATTGGGATCACGTTTTTTTGGCCTGACACCGAGTTATAAATTTAACGTTTATAATGAAATTCATGACCTAGTATATTACGGGAAGGGAGGATTTCTATATTCTGAAGTATATAATATGCCTATTCATATTAGGAGATACCACATTAGAAAAATTAATGAAGTTCATACTAAACAGAATGAAGAACATAATAAACAAATGGCTAAAGTAAACCAACAGTCTAAAACAACTGCTAAAGCACCTAATTTTAATAAAGGGATTCCCTCTTAATATTTATAACCATACTCTTAATATAAATGGCAGATTTAGGAAACACAGCAGGTAAGGCAAAAGACGCTTTTGAAGAAGTAAAAGATTTAGTTAAAATACTAAATGAAAGGTTAGAAGATTCTACAGTTAATATGGAAAGCTTTAATGATGCTTTACAAACTGGAATAAATTTGTCTAGAAATATGTCTAAGCTTTCTGAAAAAAGTGCCTTAGACCATAAAAATGCTGCTGATTTTCAAAAAACTGCGACCTTTGCTAAACGAAAAGAACTTGACGCTAAACGAAATGCTAATAAACTTGATAGTGAAGCTAAAAAATTAGCACAAGAAGCGGCTAAGGCTTCAGATAAAAATAAAGGTAGACTTGAACAAATGGCTAAAAGAGCCAAACAAGCTGCTAATGAATCAAGAAATTTAGCAGAGGGATTCGCGGGAGCAGCAACCAAAGCAGCTGCTATGGCTAAAGCCCTAGAAGTAGGAACTGCTGTGTTAGATGCTATGTTTACAGGGTTAATGAAAGCAGACGAGGAGGCCGCAAAACTAGCTAAGGATGTAAATTTAACTAAGTCTGAAGCAAACGGTTTAAGACAAGAATTTGCTTTAGTAGCTTTTAATTCTAAAGAACTAGCTATTACTACTAGTAGATTATTAACTGCTTTTAGTGCTCTTAATGACCAACTAGGTACTGCTCAACAGTTTAGTATGGCTACTGTTGGTACTTTTTCTAAATTAACTGAACTAGTTGGTATATCTGCCGAATCCGCAGGTAATTTAGCATTTGCTGCCGAAAGAAATGGTGCTAACTTTAGAGAAGTTGAAGAAAATGTCTTAGCAACTTCACATGAATTACAACGTGGAACAGGAATTGCATTAAATATGCAAGGTGTCCTTGAAGCCACAGGTAAAGTTACAGGACAATTAAGAGCTCAATTAGGTGGTAATCCTAAATTAATAGCTGAAGCAGTTACAAAAGCTAAATTATTAGGAGCCGAAATTAATGATATAGTAGGTGCTAGCAAACAATTATTAGAGTTTGAAACAAGCATTGAATCTGAATTAGAAGCAGAATTACTAACAGGTAAGCAACTTAACCTTGAAAGAGCAAGAGCAGCAGCCCTAACAGGTGATCAAGCAACATTAGCTGATGAATTAGCTAAAAACATGGGCACGTTTACTGATTTTACTAAAATGAACACCTTACAGCAGGATTCATTAGCTAAATCAATGGGTATGCAAACTGATCAGTTATCAGATATGCTTTTTAAGCAAGAAACTATGGGTATGAATGCTGAACAGCTTAGAGCAGTTGGTAAAGGTGAGTTAGCAGATAGGTTAGAACAAGTTTCAGCCCAAGAAAAGTTAAATCTAGCACAAGAAAAATTCCAAAGCTTGTTAGCTGATGTTGCTGCTATAGCATTACCTATTGTAGATGCATTTGGTAGAATGGTTCAGTTTATATCTGAAAGCAAAATATTAATGGGTGCTTTAGTGGGTATAATGACAGCTTTAGGAGCGGCAGCAGCTGTATTTGCTGTTAATGCTTTACTTACTGCAATTCCTACTATTATGGCTAGCTTAGCAGCAATACCTTTTGGTATTGGTATTCCCCTCGCATTTGGTGCTATAGCAGGTTTAATGGCAGCTATGTCCGCTGGTGAAAGTTCAGTTAAAATGGCTGAGGGTGGTATTGTAAAACCAAGACCCGGTGGTACTTTAGCTACTATTGGTGAAGCAGGTCAAGCTGAAGCAGTAATTCCATTAAATAAAGCTAAACAAATGGGATTTAGTGGTGGAGGAGGATCCGCTCAACCCGTAATAATACAAAATAATTGGGACGCATTTGCTGCATCTAATGGTAGGGGTAGAAAAGGATTAGGAGGAACCCAAGATCTTCAAGCGAGCCCTACATTTGCTTAATATTTATAACAAAACAACACAATCATGGCAATTAAAGACTTAAAATCAATCCACGACTTAGTACAAGGTGAGGGTCCCGTAAATAATATGGAAGGTCAAACAGGTCCTAACTTTCCTATAGTTGGGCCAGATGTAACCAGAGGAGGATACCCTTTTGGTACCCCTAATAATTCACAACTTCACGGTGGTCCTTTAGAAGACCAAGCCGGAAGATCATTAGTAGGTCCTGCTTACCAATATGCTTATGGAGGAGCGTCTGCAGCTATAAATCCCTCTACTCAAGATTTAGATGGTATTACTCCCGACAAGTATGAAGATAATCTTCCTGACTAAAATGTTCTATGGCGATATCACTAAAAAACCTTTTATTAATCGCCGAAGACACAGGAGTAAATCCTGATGGGTCGAATTTTGATCAAAGATCATTAGGATATGGAGATAATAAACCTCTAATAACTAAAGATTTACCAGCAGTAGAAAAAGAAACTAACGGTGCTTTAGATTTAATAGGTGAAGTAACAGATAATTTTGTAAGAGGAGGAGCAGTACATTTAGCTAAATCAGCTGTAACGGATTTCGCTAGATTAACTAAATTATTTCTTACACCTAATGGTATAGCATGGGCAGGTGCACAATTAGCTTTATCAAGAACTAATCCTACTTTTTATATTAACGATACACCCCTAACAGGAGGAGCTAATAATAGATTAACTTCTCCAGCTCATGTTCTAGGTACAGCAGCTACAGGAGCTGCTGGTATTAGGTTTAGACGAGATAGAGTATTAGATATTAAAACCGAATCAGGATATAATTATGACCCTGAAAGAGGAGGCCCAAAATATGAATCTAACTTTCTTGCAGCTATAAGATCAGGAATTAATGAAATTTCTGATAATTCTTTATTTGGAGCCTATAATAAAATTATTGTTGATGGGGATTTAGGAATTATTAAAGAATATGCAGGAGGTCCTCATTCAACTTTTGGTATAGGTGATACTACTATAAAACAATATAAAAGTAACCCATTTAATGATATTGGTGAAAACGGGGGATATCTTCCCTTATTTAACCAAGATTTATTTCAATTAAGACAAGCTCCCCTAACTCCTAGTAGTAAACATAAAGACTATAGATCTATAGCACCAATTTCAGGGCAACTTCCTATTGAAGATTCAAAAACAAGAATCAATTTATACAAATTAGGAGACCCAGGTGTTGATCTTTCGGATGATGATGTAGACGTATATGATGTTAGAACAATAGATAAAATATCAGCGGCTAGTATATTTCAACGTAAAGATTTAGAAGATTTTAGTGGTAATTTTAAAGATTATATTAAATTTAGAATTGCTGTTGTAGATACTGATAACCCACTAAATGATAATATTATTTTATTTAGAGCACTGTTAGATAGTATAAATGATAGTTATTCTGGTGAATGGAATAGCCACAAATATAATGGCAGAGCTGAAAATTTTTATACTTATGCTGGGTTTGATAGAAAAATTAGTTTTGGTTTTAAAATTCACACCCAAACTAGACATGAACAAAAACCCCTTTGGAGAAAATTAAATTATTTAGTAGCTCAAACCGCTCCTGAATATAAAAATAGAAGAATGAGAGGAGTATTTTCCCGTTTAACTATAGGTGACTGGATGAATGAAATACCTGGTTTTTTTACAAGTGTTAATTTAAGTTGGTCTACAGCTTATCCTTGGGAAATCAGACATGATTCTGAGGGGGTTGATAGAGACTTAAACGAATATCCCCACATTTTAGATGTAAGTTGTGACTTCCAACCAGTACACAATTTTGCTCCCTCAAATAGTCCAACTACACCATTTATACTACCTGAAATTGGGGTTAGTAATAATAGAAAATACGCTAAACAAAGTGATGATGAAGATCAAGACCAATTTAATTCTAATGGGGTGTCTATAAATGCTACAACCGCTGAAACATGAGAAGGTTTAACGATATAAAAAAATTACGTAATCGTCAAGGTAAAAGATATTATATAAATACTATTTTACCCGATGTACCATTAAGTCAAGATGATACATATATCATTACACAAGATGGTGATCGTTTAGATAATTTAAGTTATGAGTTTTATAATGATACTCAATATTGGTGGATAATTTTAGCAGCTAACCCTAATAAATTACGTAAAGATAGTTATTATGTAGCTTTAGGTGAACAGATTAGAATACCTGCTAATCCAGATAGATATGTAAATTCATTTACAAATTTTAATAATAATCTTAGATGAGTATTTTTAAAGATACCTTTAGAAAGTATGTTAGAGACCAAATATCACTTAGAGAAGAGATAATATCTATAGGAAACCCTAAAGACACAGATGCTCTTACAGGTGATGTTATTAGCCAAAAAAACCGTCTTTCTTCACAACACAATATTGAATTACAAAGTGGAACTGTAGTCAAAGAGTTAGACGCAGGTGCTTATTATAATTATACTTTAAATAAACAATGTATTCTTAGATTAACCTCTATGGTTGATTATGTTGAAAATGTTAATCTTGAAATTGGTGGTTTAGAAGGAGAAAATAGTTTTAATGCTTTAAAAGGAGCTGCTTTATCCCAAAATTTTATTTTAGAAGGAGGTGTATTAAGTGACTTTGCTAGAGTAAAAGATGGTAACAAAATAACTAGGAGGGTAACTACCCCTAGAGATTCGTTCCCCCGACCGGGACAAAAAACTAATTTAGGATATGGTGATTTAGCTATTGGAGCTGATGCTACAAGCGATGGGTATGGGATTGTCCCTATGCCTGGTATTATAGATGCTAATATTAGAACTAAATCTGCATACGGTTCATTAAGGGAAGCAAAGATTAATTTTGAATGCCATAACAGAAGACAATTAGAAATACTTGAAATGCTTTATATGAGGCCTGGTTATATGGTTGTTTTAGAATGGGGTTGGACACCTTATATTAATAATAGAGGAGAAGTATATAAAGGTAAAAGATTATTAGAAGATTTTTTTGCTGATAAAGACGGTAAAAATTCTAGAATTTATACTAATAACTTAACTCAAGAAGAAGTATTTTCAGGTATAAATAAATTAAAAGAATTTCATAATGGTAATTATGATGGGTTTCTAGGATTTGTTAAAAACTTTGGATTCCAAGCAAGGGAGGATGGCGGTTTTAGCTGCTACACAGAGCTAATTTCTATAGGTGAGGTAATAGATAGCCTTAAAATGCCTAGCCTTTCCACAGTTAATGGTAATACACCTAGTATTTTTGCTAATAATGGATCTACAAATAATGGAGATTCAAATGTAACAATTTCATCTGAAAGATATGTTGGTGATAGACAAACAATTACCCAAGAAATAAATCAAACTACTTTTAATCAAGCATTAGAAGCAGGAATATTTCCACAATATAATGGTTTAGAGGGGTTAATTAGATCTTTAAGTAATTATGCTCATTTTAATTCATTTAGCAGAGAAGGAGGTAGTAATTTGGCTACTTTAGATTATGAAGAACAACAACTAAATGAAATATTTGATTTTAGAAATGAAGAAATTACAAATGCTGCTTCTGAGGATGAAAAAGAGTTTTACGAAGAACAAGCCAGAATAACTAGAAACCAATCCTTAAAAGCAGGGTATGGAGGGGGTTCTAATACTAAAAACTTTTTAAGAGATTTAGTTAGGTTTCAATCAGCTAATTTAGAAAATTATTTAATTAAAGTTCTTCAAATTCAAAATAAAGAAGAATTAAGAAATTATATCATTCCTGTAGGAGGTAGAAAAGAAAAAGCTGATGGTGGGCTCGAGTATAAAAACCCACAACCTTTTATTAGATGGGATGCTTTTTGTACATTAATTAATGAAAATCTTATAACCAAAGATGAAAAAGGTAAACACCCTGTACACATAATTTCTGATAGATTATATGATACCGATGATCCTATAGAAGGAATAACTAAATTAGATCCACTGCTCCATGTCCCCATTGGGGATTATACTAGTACTCAAAATAATACTATAATAGATTTTTCATGTGATGCTAATGTTTGTATTTTACCTGTTCAATTTGAAACTAACCCCTTAGAATCCCAAGGAGGTGAAATAGATACTTTAGGAATTGAAGATAGTTTAGGATATATTCCTAAAACTGATATTTTCCCTTTAAATTATATTATAGGAACTTATGATAAAGATAAACCTGTATATTACAAGGGTGTAGAAATATCCCCTGAAACCCCCTTAAAACTAACTACTACAGATAGATCTAGGCGTATTGGTAATATTTTTTTAAACATTAACATGCTTACTAATTTAGCAGAAAAAAACAACGATAATGCTGATTATACTGTAGGTAAATTTTTAAATGATATTTGGGGTGAAGTTAATAAAGTATGTCCTAACCATAATTTTGTAATTACTGATGATAAAGAAGGCAATACTATTTTTGTTATTGATTTGCCCGTAGATAATAGTGAAGTGCCTTTAGACTTACATGAATTTATTCCTTTTAGTAATAAAAATATTTTAAGAAAATTTGAATATACTAGCAATGTCCCAAGTGCTATGTCTTCTACTATAGCAATACAATCACAGGACCCTAGAAGTATTCAAGATATTGATGGGGTTACTTTTGCTGCTTTTAATAGATCTATAAAAAATCGTTTATTAAGTACTGATATTACTTCTAATTGGAAAAAAACTAAAAATGATGTTACATCAAATGCTAGCCAATATCAGTCTAAACAAAATGAATTAGGTATTGAAATAAATCGTTATTTTTCTAGTTTTTTTAGAAACCTAAAACTCACAGCAAATGATAAAGAAACATTAGGTGAAGGAAATATTACGGGTATTCTTAAAGAATACCAAAAAAATGCAACTTATCTTAGTCTAGCTTATTCAAAAACTTCAGTATTCAATTCTGTAATACCTCTAGAATTTAGTGCTGAGTTAGATGGTATTGCGGGTGTAGTTATAGGTAATATGTTTAAAGTTAGAAAAGATCGCTTACCTAAGGCATATTCTAATGCTAATATTGGATTTATAGTATTTACAGAAGAACAAAAAATAACAGCCGGTCAAGACTGGACCACAGATATAAGTGGTAAAATGACTATATTACCTGAAGAAGGTAAAAAACCAATTATAACTGGAGTAACTACATCTACTTTTACAGACGAAGAAATACTAAAACAAAAAAGTCAAATTAGTGCAGGTAGTAATACCAATGAATATCCCGAAGGACAAGCAGATGTAACTGATATATCTCAAGCTACTGATAATGACTTAGTTTATTTAAAGAAAATTAAAGATAATACTATCGAATCTAAAGATGGCAATGCATTTAGGGGTAATATTGGTGTTACTTTCTTAAGAAGCTCCCCCGAAATTAATAATGAAAGTTTCGCTGATTGGGGTGATAATGTTATAGGCGCTTTTGATAGTTGGCAAAATGGTGGAATGGTTTTAGGTGTTGTAAAACCCGAAGGAGTTAGACCAATACCTTTTGAAAATGGTTATATTGCTATATTACCTTCAGCGTATAATACTTATTTTAATGAAACCCCTTCAAAAACCCCTGTATTCAAACCGGTAAAAATCGACAGTTCTACTACTACTTTTATTAAAAAAGACGGTCAAGAAATAGAATGTTATGTCGTAAAGAAAAATCTTAACTTAGGTAAACCAGGAGGGATAGATACTATTAAATCAAAAGACTTTAGAACAGGTGAATTTATAGACCCAAAAGCCCCTGATCAAACACGTTACATTAAAAAATCAGATTGTACTACTACAAAAACAGTATGGTATAATATAGCATTTACTAAAGAAGCTTCAGATCTTTTCTTAAATGGTTGGGTAAGAGATAGAAATAATATTAGAACTAGTGGTGCTAATGACCAACTAAAATCAGGAACTACTCTTCAAGAATTTAGTGCTGGGAATGCAGAATGTTGGATGAGGTTTGATACGTTAGCCGCTACTGCTGAATCTGCTATACAAGCATTTGTTGAAAACGATGGACCTGAAGTTATTAATAACCCCCCAGAACCTTTCTTAATAGAAAACTATGAGGGTTTTAACAATAATGAAATCCCCGATCCTGAATAATGGCTTATTTACCAAAAAATAAATACAAAGTACTCTATACGGATGGGACCGAATTTAAACTCTTATCTGATGGAAAACCCTACACAGGAAATTACATCAAATTAAATGATGGAAGAGTATTTGCGGGTGATAGCCCCCAAGATTTAAAAGGTAAATTAGGCCCCCTTAAAATTAATCGCAACCAAAATGTTGTAGATAGATATACAAATAATAGAGTCTATTCTGCACTACAACGTAAAATATCCAAAAAACAGGATGAATACATCCAAATCCCTTCGTCAACTCCTATTCCTACTTTAATAGATTATAGCAACAGGTATTTTAATAGATACATTTCGGTTCGTTTAAATACTAAAGAATTTACAGAGATTTCAAAGGATACTTACGAAAATTTTAATAAAAGAAAATATAATAAATCTTTAAATAGGGTATTTTTTATAAAATGGTCTTTAGGAGAAAATAATGAAGAAGAAAATACTAAAAGATTACGTCAATTAGAATTTGATATACCTGGAATATTTAATTATTTCCCTAATAAAAATGAATTTGGTTTAAGAAATGGAGTAATACTATTAAATAATTCTAACCGTATCTACCCTAACGCACAAATTATCCCTAAATCATTACCTGCTGCTTATCAATTAGGAAATAAGCACCCTAATACTATAGATAATGAAAATGTTCCTAAACATCAACATTGTAAAAAATGTAAATTTTATAACGAAACAACTGGTAATTGTGGAAAATGGAATGCTATAGTAGAAACACAATATTGGTGTAGAGCTTATAAAGGAAAAAACGTAAGTGATATAGTTACGGATAATACACCTCCTGAACCTCCTATTACCTCCTCTCCACAACCTACATCTCCTCCTAACCCACCAACAACGGTACCTACTTCTCAGCCTGTTTATACCCCAAGAGGTGGATCTTACTAATTTTGTTCGTATATTTGAGGTATGTACTACCTCATAGAAACACAAGAACAATTAGATAGGTTTTTTAAAGACGAGGGTAGCGAATGCTACCTTCAATTTATTACCAACAACGATGAAACCCATCCTAAATTACAATCACTGTGTGCGTTGTACCTTTACTCATTTAGTAAGGAGAAGGGATTCATTATTAACATAGATCATCCCGAGGCGTTTGAGCTCAGTTTACCATTAAAATATTTGAAATCTTATACGAATATATTCGTCAAAGAAAAAACCAAAGCTTTACTACACATCCCCACACTCCCTTATACGGATATACAATCC